GGAACAAATTCTGGAAATGTGACAATTGCCGACGGGGCCGATGGAGATATTACTATTAGTCCAGATGGCACAGGTGTAGCGAAAGCAGTTGATGGAGCCGATGCAACAGGTGCAATTAAAATTGCAGGAACAGAAACTATGTGGATACCTGCGCTATCGTTCTATCCTACTACAACTAATCCCGCTGACGCAGCATCGGTTGAAACATCAGCAGTTCAACCTGAATTAAAAGTTTTAGATTTTGATGCAAGTACAGCACAATATGCACAGTTTGCTGTTGCAATGCCAAAATCATGGAATTTAGATACAGTAACCTATCAAGTTTTTTGGACTCCAAGTACAACAGATACAGGAAACTGTATTTTTGGTCTGCAAGGTGTTAGCTGTAGTGAAGGTGACACAGCTGATGTAGCTTTTGGAGCGGCCGCAGAAGTCACAGACGCTGGAATAGGAACTGTAGAAGATGTACAGATGACTGCCGTAAGTGGCGCAATAACTATTGCTGGATCTCCAGCTGACGATGATCAAACATTTTTTCAACTTTACAGAGATGCAGCAGATGGTAGTGACACCTTTACTGGTGAAGCACGAGTATTAGGAATTAAATTATTCTATACTACTGACGCTGCGAATGATGCATAAATAATTTAAAAATAGTGTATAAATAATTTAAAAATAGTGTATAAATAAATTACTAAGATTAATTAAAGAAGGAATAAAATATGTCTTTTGGATATCAAGTACTCGGTTTCGGATCAGGATCATCAGGTCCTAGTGCAGACCCAATTGCTTTTGATTATTTAATAGTTGCAGGCGGAGGAGGCTCCCCAGCATCTAATCAATCAGGTGGTGGTGGCGGAGGAGGACTGAGAAATTCTTTTCCGGGCGGAACAAAAATTACATTAGATGCTATGGAAAATATAATCACTGTAGGTGCTGGTGGAACTGGTCCTGATGGAAGAGGAGGATCCTCAGAAGCAGGTGCTGACGGTGGTAATCCTACCGGTATTACATCAACTGGTGGCGGCGGTGGTGGAAAAGGTTCTGCAGTGACTGGGGCCAGTGGTCAACCAGGAGGTTCTGGTGGTGGCGGCGGAATTCAATCAGGCTCGGGTGGAACTGGAAACACACCTCCGGTCTCTCCATCTCAAGGAAACAGCGGCGGAAGTGCAGCAGGCTATCCCTGTAACCCAGCGTGGGGATCAGGTGGTGGCGGCGGTTACTCTGGTGGTGGCGGAAGTGGAGGAGCTAACTCATCAGGCAGCGGTGGTAGCGGAGGAGCTAATTCTATAACCGGTGGATCAGTAACTTATTCTGGTGGCGGCGGTGGAGCTGCTCAAAACGGTCAAGACGGATCAGGAGGATCCGGCGGAGGAGGTCCAGGACCTTCTACTGATGGACAAGCCAACACAGGAGGCGGAGGTGGTGGAAACTACAACTCTAGCGGAAATACAGGCGGCACAGGAGTAGTTATTATGAGATGTCCTACAAGTAGCGCCCCTCTTATTACAGTTACCAATGCTACGACTACTACAACAGGATGTTGTACAGTTTATAAATTTACTTCAACAGGAACTTTAAAATTTTAATATGGCACATTTTGCAGAACTTGATGAAACTAACACAGTCTTACGTGTCATTGCAATGAATAATGATTGGGTAGACGCCAATGGAGGAGACTTCTCAGACAAGGCAGCAAACCGTGTTGGAAAAATGTTAAAGACTGAAAACAAAACTTGGAAACAAACTTCTTATAATAGCAGAAGTGGTGTTTATCATAGTGTTACAGGCGATGGGAGTCATGCCCCGGCTGCTGATCAATCAAAATTAAAACGACATACTTTTGCAAGTGAAGGTTCAACCTACGATCCTGTAAATGATGTTTTTATTTATCAACAACCACATGCATCATGGGTTCTAGATAATTTTAATTGGGTTCCCCCAATTACAAAACCTGCCCCAATAGGAGACGCTACTTTATTTTCTATAGAATGGGATGAAGATAATATAAGATGGACAGGTAAAAGTTCACCCGATGGTGAAATACCTATGAAAGATTGGGTATGGAATACTGGTACCAACGCTTGGGACGAAGTAATTTCTTAAAACTTTACTTAAAATACTATGTGTGATATAATAAATTCATAATTGATCTAGATCAATTCTTCTTGTTTTTGTTTTTTTTCCCTTCAAATTAAGCTAAAACATATGTATAAAGACATATGAATTTAAAACATCAATATTGGTTCTTCAAGTCGGCCCTTCCCTATAAATTTTGTGATGACTTAAAGAAATATGCATCTGAAAGACAATCTAGTCTGGGTGTCATAGGGGGTGTTCTTCATAAAATAAAGCCCGGACAAGAATTAAAAAAGAAAGACCTCGATATGGTTAAAAAGAAAAGAAAGTCTGATGTAGTTTTTGTAGGAGAGAAATGGATATATGATCAAGTTTATCCTTATTTAGATATCGCCAATAAAAATGCTGACTGGAATTTTCATATTGATTGGGCTGAGGATTGTCAGTTTACAATGTATAAAAAAGGTCAGTTTTATGGATGGCACAGAGATACTTTAGATGAACCGTACAATAATCCAGCACATCTGAATCATTTAGGTAAAATTAGAAAATTAACTATGACAGTTTCTTTAAGCGACCCTGAAGAATATGAAGGTGGTCGATTACAGTTTTGTTATAGAGAAGATTCTGAACCAGGAGCTGAACCCAGGTATGTTGAATGTGCTGAAATTTTACCTAAAGGTTCTATTGCAGTATTTCCCTCGAATACTTGGCATCAAATTACCCCTGTAACAAAAGGAACCAGGCATTCTTTAGTGCTATGGAGTTTAGGACACCCCTTTAGATGATATTAAACAAAGATAAAAAATTTCCTATTCTTATAATTGATAACTGGTTTAATAAGGTAGAAGAAAAAGCTGTCTGGAAAGAATTAGAATTTTATTTAAGTAATCAAAATTCTCTCACACGTACCGAAACCGATGGAAACATAACAACTATTAAAGGAAGACAGAAAGGAAAATCTTTTAGAATATATCCTCAAAGATTTTTAAAACCAGAATTTAAAAATACCTCAAATGTTCTAAAATTATTTTCTAAGTATCAGGATAAAAGTTTTCATAAAGTAATTGAAAAGTCAATGCCCCACGGTAGATATTTTAGTAGTACTGATATGGGATCATGTTTTATTTCTTATTATGAAGAAGGTGATTATTACCAGTCTCATTTTGACCGTGCATGTTTTTCTTCTGTGGTCTGGTTAAATAAAGAACCTAGACAGTATAAAGGAGGAAATCTTTATTTTAAAGATTCTGATGTCTCTGTTGAATGTTTAAATAATAGGATGTGTATTTTTCCTTCTTATTATTTACATGAAGTAGATAAACTTGAATGGAAAAAACAACCCAAAGATAGGGGATATGGTAGATTTACTTTAACCTATTTTTTTAGTTTTGATTTATCATGAGAAAATTTACTTTCATAGGTAGGGGAAACGCTGGATGTTTAATGGCGTTGCATTATGCTTATTACACTAGAGACAAAGATGATATTGAGATTGAGCTTATATACAACCCCGACATTCCTCCTGAGAGAGTAGGGCAAGGAACAGTATTAGAAGTACCACGATTATTATGGAAGGCTTTAGGAATTGATTGGTTTAGAAACCCCATAAATGCCACACCTAAATTTGGAATTTTGTATGAAAATTGGGGAAAGAAAAATAAACATATATTTACCCCCTTCGATTATGTAAGTACTGCGCTTCATTATAATCCTCAAAAATTACAGGAAACTATTATTAATTCAGGTTTCTTTAAAGTTAAAGAAGCTAATGTTGAAAGCTATGATGAAATTGATTCAGCATTTATATTTGATTGTAGAGGAAAAGTAACTGATTGGACTAATTATAGAATGTTAGACAATCCTGTTAATGCAGCATTATTATGCCAGACAAATACGGTAGATTTAAAAGCTCATTGGACACGGGCTGTGGCTACTCCGCATGGATGGACGTTTGTTATTCCTAATACCACTAATACGACTTCATATGGGTATCTTTATAATGACGCTTTTACTTCTGTTGATGAAGCTGCGGATAATTTTGAAGAACTTTTTAATATAAAAGAACAAGGAGTAACACTAGATAAAATAAAAGATAATCTAAAATTTAAAAACTATGTATCTACTCGACCTATTATTGATAACAGGATTATACTAGGTGGAAATAGATTGTTCTTTTTAGAACCATTAGAGGCTACGGCTATTCAAACGTATTTACATTGGGCCAGGCACACATTTGATTTTACAGTAAATGGGGCTCATACAGCTAAAGATTCCGCTGACATGTTTAAAACTTACATACATCAATTAGAAACTTTTATTGGATGGCATTATAAAGCAGGCTCCATTTATGACACACCTTTTTGGAAAAAGGCCAAAAAATATAAGACACAAGATAAAAAATTTGACGAAATTTTAAGATATGTTAGACTTACTCCAAAGGAATCTTTAAGAGATGAAAGTATTACAGGACATGGATTATTATATGGACAGTGGTCAGCGTTTAATTTTAGCTATTGGAACGAGGGTGTAAATGGATAATTTACTTCCAAGTTCTTTTTTTGCAACAACCTTTTATTATGTAAAGGACGATCAATGGCTTAAAAGTTTAAATAAAATTTGTGATAAATATATAAAGGAAAATGCCCCCTTCTGGAAAGAAAAAATAGATGCTCGAAATAAAAGAATTAAAAAAGATATAAAAGATTTTGGATATGTTCATCATTCTGATTCAATGATAGGAGATCCGGGAATGAAAAATTTTAGTAAGCACATTAAACAAACCGCCTGGAATATATTAGATTCCCAAGGCTATGATTTAACTAATTATGAAATTAAATTTAATGATTTATGGGTTCAGGACTTTGCTAAACACGGGGGAGGGTTTCATGACACACATGTGCACAGTAACAGCCATATCTCTGGCTTTTATTTTTTAAAATGTTCTCCTAATACTTCTGTTCCCTACCTTCACGATCCACGACACGGTAAGTATATGATGGATCTTCCAGAAAAAAATGAAAGTTTTATAGGACCCTCTACTAAAAAAATTAATTATGCAGTAACTCCAGGTTCTCTTTTATTTTTTAATTCTTTTGTACCTCATCAATTTCCTGTGGATATCGGTGTGGACCCATTTAGATTTATCCACTTTAATTTACAAGCAGTTTTTAAATTATCCGGATGATACATTTAGTTAAACATACAATATTTTCAGTCCCTCTTTTTACTACTTATTTAAAAGAAATGGATAAAATAAATAAAGAACTTATTAGAAAAGGAAAAAAATTACAGAAGGAAAACAAAGGTAGAATTGTCAGTAATGAAGGGGGCTTTCAAAGTAATCCTATCGAAAAAGATGATGTGGTTAAAATTTTTTATGACAAGATTTATAAAAATGTCTTAGAGTATATTAAATTATATAATCTTAAATATGATTTAAATCTAGGTTTTTCTCAACCTTGGATTAATATTAATCCTCCAGGATCTTTTAATTGGTCCCATCATCATGACGGTATTTTTGGTTTTGTATATTATATAGACGTACCTAAAAACTCCGGTGATATTCTTTTTGAGTCTCCGCATAAATTTTCTTTTTTAAAATATGGTTTTGATACATTTAATTCTATTAACAGTTTAACTCACACTATTTCTCCTGAGAAAAATATGCTAATAATGTTTCCAAGTGAATTATGGCATCGTGTTATGCCTAACAAAAGTAAACAATCTAGGACAAGCATGTCCTTTAACATGTATGTTGAAACATAAATATGAGCTTTAAAAAAAATGGATATTATGTAAGTAAGACAGCTATCTCCAAAGAACTAGCAAATTTTTGTTATAATTATTTTAAAATTAAAAGAACTGCAGTGGATGTTTTGTTCCGAGCTAAATACATTGGGCCTTATGCAGATTTTATGGGAACATGGAATGATCCCCAGGCCCCTAAGACCTACTCACATTATGGGGATCCAGTGATGGAAACATTATTGTTGAAGTTAAAACCTTTAATGGAAAAAGAAACAGGACTAGAGCTTTTTGAAACCTATTCTTATTGCCGTCTTTATAAAAGAGGGGATGTTTTAAAAAAACATAAAGACAGACATAGTTGTGAAATATCCGCTACCCTGCATCTGGGAGGAGAGAAATGGCCTATTCATGTTGAAGGAGCCAAAGTGAATTTAAATGTTGGAGACATGTTGATCTTTAGAGGATGTGACTTATTACACTGGAGAGACAGACTTGAAGGTACTGATTGTGCTCAGGTTTTTCTTCATTATAATGATGCATCAAAACCCGATGCAGAGTTAAACCGATGGGACGGCAGACCTCATTTAGGATTACCTTCATCTTTAAAAATAAAATGATGAAGTTAAACGACTTAGCTGAACAGATAGAAAATATAAAAATAGATATTACTGAGGATCAAGTATTAGATTATCTTAAAATTAAATATAGATGGCCTTTTAAATATTCATGGGACCAGAACTCCGTAGAAGTTATAAATAATTTAGGTAAAGGATGTGCTCAATTTTTTGATGGACATGGTTATTTTTTATATGAGGAGTGGTTAAAATATTATGACCTGGGGTACACTAGTATTATTTCTAATGTTATGGATTTAAATAAAGACCTTAGAGAATTACAAACTTTAATTTTAAAGACTATAGGGAGTAATGTAAATGGTAATTTTTATTTTAGTAAGCCTGGTCAAAAACCCAGCTTCGACAAACATCGTCATAGCTATCCAGTAATTGTCAAACAAATTTATGGGGGGTCGACATGGATAATAGATAAAAAAAGAATAATATTAACTCCACAACGGACACTTCTTATCGACAGCTATACTGAACACGAGGTGGTTACTAAAGAGAATAAAAAATTATCATTAACTTTAAACATAGACTAATGCGACACCATAAAAAAATCTATTTACTTAAAAAGAATCAAGATAAAGTTTTTATTAAGGATGATTTTATCTCGTTTAAATATTGCGCTGAATGGGTAGACAGAGCCCCTAAACTAGGACCGGGAGAATTTTCATGGAAAGAAAGAACAATGGATGTAACTAATTTTAGAGTGACTGATAAGGCTGAAAAATTTGTTAAGGAAGAATTAAATCTTAGAGTTAGATGTTCACAAGCGCAGCTCCAAGTGTGGCCCGAAGGTTCTAAAAGTGAACTTCATATACATAACGATAAAGGAAGAGAGGACATAGTTTTTAATAGTCTGCTCTATCTTAATGATAATTTTTTAGGGGGTGAGTTCTATACCAAAGAAGAACTTATTATAAAACCTCGCCCAGGTCTCTTTACTACTTTTAATGGACAAAAATTATGGCATGGAGTTCAGCCTGTTACAAAGAACACAAGATATACCATTATTTTTTGGTGGCAAGTTTACTGATGAAAAAACAATACCCGAAAGAAAGTTTTATCCAAGGCTGGTACTGGGATAAAAAAGAATGTGATAAGTTAGTTTCTTTTTTTAAAAAAAATAAAAAATTTCAACAACCAGGTATTACCTCTAATGGTGTAGAGCCTGATGTTAAAGAAAGCACTGATCTTTGTCTTCTTCCATCCAATAAAATATTTATGAATTATAATAAATATTTAAATACGTGTATTAAAGATTATGAAAATACTTATGATTTAGAGTTAAGCAAGTTTGGTACCACCCCTATTTATGGGGATAGGTATAATATTCAATATTATAAACCAGCTGAGGGTTATAAAAAATGGCACTGTGAGAGAAGTAATCTACGAAACACACACAGACAATTTGTATTTATGACTTATTTAAATGATGTTAAAGATGGAGGCACTGAATTTAAATTTCAAAAGATAACAACTGAAGCTAAGAAAGGTTTAACTTTATTGTGGCCCAGCGATTTTACCCATACCCATCGAGGACAAATTACCCATAACTCAGAAAAATATATTATAACAGGGTGGCTAAGCTATGTCTAGGGATATATAGAAAGTCTTTGAATTATACCTTGATCTGATATAAGTTATAATAAACAGGTTTTTATATGCTACAAAAATTAGGGTTTTTACCAGGATTTAACAAACAAGTTACAGAGACAGGAGCCGAAGGACAGTGGTACGACGGCGATAATGTTCGTTTTAGATACGGTACACCAGAAAAAA